CCTTTGAGATTTATAGCCCCGGTCATTACGGAACCGATCCCGACACAACCATTATGTATGTTGAGAACGTGCCAATGAGTATGATAGATGTCAGCCAATATGAGAGTTACAAATCGACCGGCGCCAAGAACCCCGAACGTTTCTATAAGATATCCAAGGAAGGGATGCAAAAGCTTGGTTTCAAGCTAAACGAATATGGGAACTTTTCAGTTCGTTCAAGAAGAATAGATGAAATTCCAGAAAGAATTGAGGTTACTGTGCCTTATAATCCCCGCACAGGTGAGTTTATGTTAGATAACTTACGAGCATCTCAAAATCCCAAGGTCGTAGACGCATCCGGTATGTAAGCTCGGTAGAAATCCTAAAAATAACACTTGACTTGTAAGCCCGGTTATGCTACATTAGTAGTATGACTGGGCTTTCACCTATACAAATCAAGCTTCCCAATGTTGTGATTGGCTGGCGGGAAGAAGCGATTACATTCGCGAACAAAAAGAACTACCATCTGATCGTCAATGATGAACAAAGACCTTTTGTTCATTTCTTTCGTTATGAAGATGTAAAAAGCAACTGGTATAACGGCATATTTGAACTTGGAATGAAATCTAAACTTCCTGTTCCGTTTGATATTCAAACTATCGGAATGGAAGACAGCAGATTGAAGATTATCACAAAAGGAAACACCAAGATTTTGATTGAGTTTGGTTTCCTTCATATCTTTGACCTTGAAAACTGTAACTTTGATGGTGTAGATCAGATTATCAAAGATTACACCGTCAAGGATACCTTTGATATTACAGTAGGTTCCAAACTTGGGCACGATATTGTGATCAAGCCCCACGACACCTTTGTAAAAGAGTTCAGAACCATTAGAACCAACCGAGTTGATAGAAACAAGACCGGCGAGTTCAAGGACTTTTTGGCAACAAGTATCATTGATGCCGAGGACATCAAAAACTTTGATTTTTCCGACACAATCGTGCGTTTGCTTTTGGAAAGAAAGATAAGGCAAATGGGATTGAAGAGAAACAACAAAGAATACCTAAAACTACAACATAGCGACCGACACATAAGCAAAAGAAACTTTTATTTCGAGACAACAGAAGATGCAGATGATAGAATAGTTCTATATGACCCGTAGCAAAGAAAACCTTCCGGGGATCATCCCGGTATCAGGAATGACTTCCGAGTTTGGTATGGAATGGGACTCATCACTAATACCTGTTGCTCCAAACTATACCGCATTAGAGTCGGCAATCTTTGAATGTATTCACGTTGGCTGCAACTCTATTTGGATTGTCGCAAACGACGATATTGCCCCACTTATCCGCCATCGCATAGGTGAATATGCGACAGATATGCGTTCTGTGGAGCAAGGTGCGTTCAAAAACTGGGGCAGCCCTAATCATTTGGAAGTTCCCATTTATTATGTTCCTATTCACCCGAAACATAGAGATAAAGTAGACAACTACGCTTGGTCTGCGATCTATGGCGCTAATGCATGCTTTTGGATTATGCGTATGTTCTCGCGATGGACAACACCGGCTGCTTACTATGTTTCTTTTCCTTTGGGAATGCACGATCCAAAAGAACTGCTCAAACATCGAGCCAAAGTGCAGAAAAAGAAAACATTCTACTTTTCTCACAAAGGCAAAACAGTAAGAGATGGATATCCTATCTCGTTTGTTATGGAACCAGAAGAATGGCGCAGAGCAAAACACACAATAACCACAAATGCTTCGGTTTGGAAATCTACCAATGGAGAGTCTATCCCAAGAGAGAAGCTACCGCCAGAAGAACGGTTGGTGTCTCTAAAATATAATCTTGAAGATGTATTTGGTGGAGGACCCACAAACAACGACCAAGAGATTGAAGAGTTTTATAACTTGACTACCTGGGATGGGTATGCTAACTTACTAGGGTCGCCGCTCGGCAAGCGCATGAAGCGACCATCGAAAACACTAATGTACAGGAAAGGTAAAATTAATGACGACGGATAAAAAGATTCCTTTTGTTGGACTTCACGCTCACTCCGTAGCAGGTTCAATCTTCGATGCCATCGGGTTCCCGAATGAGCATATGGATTTCTGCTATGAGAATGGGGGTGAAGCTCTTGCACTCACAGACCACGGAAATATGAATGGCTTTTCACATCAGTTTCTTCATTGGAAGAAGATGAAGGCAGAAGGCAAGAACTTCAAGCCTATCTATGGTGTTGAAGCTTATTTTCTACCTTCTATTGAGGAATGGAGAGGAGAATACAATAGAATCAAGGAAGACGCTAAACTCGCAAAGTCTCTTGCGAAGAGCGATACTTCCGGCGCTACCGTCGAGGATGAGGAAGAGTCAAAGAAGGCTATCAAGTCTATTCTAAACCGTCGTCGTCATTTGGTTCTTTTGGCTCAAAACCAAACAGGACTAAACAACCTTTTCAAGCTTATTTCCGAGTCTTACAACGAAGAGAACTATTACCGTTATCCGCGTGTTGATTACAAGATGCTGGACAAGTATTCAGAAGGCATTATCGCTGCGTCTGCTTGTTTGGGCGGTCCGTATGCCGGCAACTACTGGGCAAACCGCGAGGAAGGCCCCGAGGCTGTCCGAGAGGCAATGCGCGAGACTACAAGAGAGTTTGTAAAGATCTTTGGTGATCGTTGGCACGGCGAGCTTCAATGGAACAATATTCCAGAGCAGCACGAACTAAATCAATACATTATTGAGATGCATCACGAGTTTGGTATTCCGCTTATCTCAACTGCCGATTCGCATTATCCTAATCCGAATGCTTGGAAGGACCGAGAGCTTTACAAGCGCCTTGGTTGGCTTGGTAAGGGCAAGCCTGATTGGATGGAGAACACTGATCTTCCGACTGGTGTCGAAGAGATTGGATATGAGATTTATCCTAAGAATGGAAACCAAATGTGGGATTCCTACAAGTATTACTCAAAGACCGCTGGCGTAGAGTATGACGATCAGTTGGTAATGGACTCAATCACACGAACTCACGACATTGCTTTCAAGATGATTGAGGACTTTGTTCCTGATACAACTGTAAAACTTCCTGACTTTGTGGTTCCTGCGGGACACACTGCTACAGAGGCACTTGTAAACTACGCTTTAGAAGGTTTGCGTAATCGTGGGCTCCACGAGAACAAAGAATACACTGACCGTCTCAAGATGGAACTAGATGTTATTGATGACCGTGGTTTTAGCAAGTATTTCTTGACTATGAAAGCGATCTCCGACAAGGCAAACGAAGTTCAGCTAACTGGCCCCGGTCGTGGTTCTGCTGCTGGTTCTTTGGTTGCTTATGTTCTCGGGATCACACAGATTGATCCTATCAAGTATGGTCTTCTTTTTGAGAGGTTCCTTCGCAAGGACGCAACTGATTATCCTGATATTGATTATGATGTTGCGGAGCCAATGGAACTAAAAGAGCGTCTTATGGAAGATTGGGGCAAGAACTCTGTTATTCCAATCTCAAACTGGAACACTCTACAGTTGAAGTCTCTAATCAAGGATATTTCAAAGTTCTATGGTGTGCCTTTCATTGAGGTAAATAAAGTTACATCTCAGATGATCTTTGAGGCAACTCCTGCCGCAAAGGCAAGGCACGGTATCAAGGCTGGTGTTTATACTCCAACTTGGGAAGAGGTTATGGAACTATCTCCTTCTCTTCGTGGCTTCCTTGTAAAGCATCCTCACATCAAAACACACGTTGAGGCGCTTGTAGGTCAGGTAAGGAATTGCTCCCGCCACGCTGGTGGCGTTTTGATTGCGGACGATCTAAACGAGCATATGCCGATTATTAGTTCTGGTGGTGTTCGACAGTCTCCGTGGGCAGAAGGTCAGAACGTTCGTCACTTGGAACCGCTTGGGTTTATTAAGTTTGATTTGCTTGGGCTCTCCACACTTCGGATGATTGAAGGCGCAATCCGTCATATCCTTGTTCGGCATCACAATAATCCAGAGCCGACGTTCAAGGATGTTCAGGATTTCTACAACAAGCATCTTCACCCGGACGTTATTGACTTTGACGATCAGGAAGTGTATAAGAATGTTTTCCAGAAGGGAAACTTCGCCGGTATTTTTCAGTTTACCGAGGGGCGAGCACAGGAATTCTGTTCCAATGCACAACCAAAGTCTTTGGTTGACATTTCCGCCATTACTTCCATTTATCGTCCCGGGCCTCTATCGGCAAATGTTCACGAGCAATACATTCAAGCTAAGGAGAACGCAGACGGTATTGATTATATGAATAATCATATCAAGGAAGTTACACAAGAAACTTACGGGTTCCTTATCTTTCAGGAGCAGATTGCCTTACTTGCTCACAAGTTGGGTAAGGGCGTATCTCTTGATGAAGGCAACCTTCTTCGCAAGGTTCTTACCAAGAAGGGAACCGGCAAGGGTCACGAAGTAAAGATGAAAATCCACGACAAGTTTGTTGAGGGTTGTGTTGAAAAGGGTATTCGCAGGCACGAAGCAGAAAGTATGTGGGAGCGATTTGAGTATTTCTCCGGATACGGCTTCAACAAGTCTCACGCTATTTCGTATTCCGCTATCTCTTTCCAGTGCGCTTGGCTTTGGAACTATTACCCGATTGAGTGGATGGCTTCTTTCTTGGACAAAGAGCCCGAGAAGCGAAAGGAAAAGGCAATCAACATTGCAAAGGCAAATGGCTTCTTTATCGAAAAGGCAGACGTAAACCGTTCTTCGTTTGAGTGGGAGATTGACCCAAATGATGATCGCAAGCTTATTCAGCCTCTTGCGGGTCTAAAGGGGCTTGGTGATGCAGCAATCCAACAGATTGTTGATAACCGTCCGTTTGCAAACATCGAAGAGTTTCTATTCCACGACGATATTGTTTACAGCAAGCTAAACAAGAAAGCTCTTGATGTTTTGGTTCGTTCGGGAGCGATGAATAGTTTGATGGATGATCGCTTCACTGGTCGCAAGCATTTCTGGTCTGCTGTCGCAGTAGATAGAGTTTACAATCGCAAGAAGTTCAATGAGAACATTGAGAAGTACAAGGACGAAGGTGACTTCACTCCAGAGGAAGAAATCGAGAATCTAACGACAATCACTGGAATCTTCCCTATGTCTCTAGTGGTGACACCAGAGGTGCAACAAAAGTTGGATGAATATTTCATTCCGGCGATTTCGGATTACGATCCAGAGTTGGGCCTTGTGTGGTTTATCCCACGAGAGATCATTCGCAAGAAAACAAAGAACGGCAAGCCTTATTGGATTGTTCAAGTAATTGATTCTAATTCTGTCTTGACACGATTCCGTTGTTGGGGTATAGTTGAAGGTAAGGATAGGATTCACTTGAATCGTCCTTATATGTGTCGCCCACAATATGACCCCACTTGGGGATTCTCAGTTCGATCAATTAAAAAGCAGCTGCGCCTTTTGGGATGAAATAAACCCTGAGTATATCAGGATAGCTAAGAAAATGTTGGGAGTAGAAAATGATAGCAGATATAATAGTGGGATTGTCTTTTGGTGATGAAGGCAAAGGAAAAGTAACACATCACCTTTTAAAGAATGGAGACTACACTCACTGTATTCGCTTTAACGGCGGCTGCAACGCAGGTCACACCATTTATCACGAAGGGGTAAAGTTTATAACCCATCACATTCCTGCTGGAGTATTCTTCGGTGTAAGGTCCATTATTGGTAATGGGTGCGTTGTGAATATCGACCAGTTCAATCGTGAGATTCAAATGCTTCATGAAGGCGGAATCAATACAGATGGGCTAATCTTTATCGCAAACAATGCTCACATCATTACTGATGCGCATCTAGAAGAGGATGGCAAGGACACAACCATTGGAACTACAAAGCGAGGTAATGGACCAGCTTACCGTGACAAGTATGATCGTAGGGGAACCTTGGCCTCAAAGGCTCTTGTCGGAACTCCTTATCTTATTGATATGTATCGGGAACTCCACGAGACAGACGAGGAAGTTGCAATCCTCTGTGAGGGCGCACAAGGCTTTGGATTGGATATTGACTGGGGAGATTACCCTTTCGTTACTTCAAGCCACTGCACGACCGCTGGGGCGCTCCTAAACGGCATCCCGCCGCAGGCTGTCCGGAAAGTTTACGGTATTACGAAGGCTTATGACACTTATGTGGGAGCAAAGAACTTTCACGGCGAAGGAAGAGTATTTGATTTGCTACAAAGCCTAGGAAAGGAGTTTGGTGCGACCACTGGCCGTCCTCGTCAGTGTAACTGGCTTAATGTTCGGGACCTAAAGAAAGCAGTAGATATCAACGGCGTCACAGATGTGATTATCAACAAGGTAGATATTCTTCGAGAAGTTGGAGAGTGGAACTTGCGTTCTTCTGATAACAATGCTATTATGCTCAAGTTGGGTTCAGAGGTAGCTTGGAAGCAATACATCAGACGACTACTCAACGACAACACAAATATTAATGTTGTCTTTTCAGAATCACCAGAAAGGATTTAAGATGATTTTACAGTACCACATGATTCACGATAATGTTCACCCTCCGACGCGATCTAATCCGTCAGATGCGGGTTTGGATTTGCGTTGGTCGCCAGCAGATTCTTCTGTTACGGCTCTACGCATTGAGCCGGGAGAGAGCATACTTGTTCCGACTGGTTTGCGGTTTGCTATTCCTCACGGTTATATGATGGAGATCAAGAACCGATCTAGTATGGCTGCAAAGCGCCAGCTTCTGGTTGGTGCCTGTGTTGTTGATTCCGGCTATGATGGTGAGGTTTTTGTTAATCTTCACAACATTGGTCAGCATTGGCAGACTATTGAGCCCGGTGACAAGGTGGCGCAGGCTGTTATTGTTCCGGTTGTTCACGCTCGCTTTGTGGCGTCCGAGGATCCCAACATTTACGATTGGCATCCGATTACCATTTCTAACCGGGGCGATGGTGCCCTAGGAAGCACGGGTAAGTAAATGATAGAGTGTCCGTATTGTCAAGAAATGTCACACACAAGGGAGCAATTAATTTCTCATATGAATGACGCTCACATAAGATGTTCTTGTTGTGGGCGTGTCTTTGACTGTCTTGACAAAGAGGCGGATATGGCTTTGTGTGTTAATTGCTACGCTAGAGATTTAATAAAAGGGAGAATAGATAGAAATGGCAAAAGTACTACCGCTACCACAGGATCGGTTCCTTTATCTGCCGGAACAAGTTGATCAGGAGTCAATGAACAAGTTGACAAAGAGCATCATCGATATCAATGCCGACGATGCTCATTTAAAGAAGTTATATGCTGTCCATGGTTTGGACTACACGCCGCAGCCGATTAAGATTTACATTGATTCTTATGGTGGCGCAGTATACCAATGCTTTGGTTTGCTTGGAGTTATGGAGAAGTCTGAGACGCCAATCCATACGATTGTAACTGGTGCTGCTATGTCTTGCGGATTTATGATTTTGATCTCGGGACACAAGCGTTTCGGATATAAACTATCCACGCCGCTTTACCATCAGGTTTCTACTGGTTTCTACGGCAAGGTTCAGGATATGGAAGAGAGACTACAGGAAACAAAGCGTCTTCAAAAGGTGATTGAGGATATTACTTTGGAGAGAACCAACATCTCAAAAAAGAAGTTGGCCGATGTTCTCAAAAACAAGGTTGATTGGTATATGTCTGCCGAAGAGGCACTAAAGTTGGGCGTTATTGACGCAATCTTATAAAGGATTATAAATGAACCACGAAGACGAAAACAAAACGATTTATTTATATGGCGACGGTATTGGAAAGGTCCAACTTATTGAGAGTTATGGATCAGATAAATCCGTCGTGAATAGTGCCCGAGTGTCCTTCGGGAAGCATAAAGAAGAACTTGACGAACGAGATAAAAAGTTAATCAACTATCTTATCAAGCATCGCCATACTTCAACTCTGGAACATTGCGGCATTACATTTAAGTTTGTCGTCCCGCTTTATGTTCGTTCGCAACATCATCGTCATCGCACTTGGTCTTATAACGAGATTTCAAGAAGATACACAGATGTGAATATTCAGTTCTATGAGCCGAAGGTTTTCAGAACACAACATAAAACAAACCGACAAGCATCAAACGCCGAAGATCTAATCAATCCTGTTCTGTCTTGTGGAAGCGATTGCGATGAGATGGTTATGCGACACCATCAAATGTCTCTTGATCTTTACGATAGAATGATGTCGGCAGGCGTTTGCCGAGAGCAAGCCCGTGGAGTTCTACCACAGAACCTTTACTCTACCTATTGGGGCACGACGAACTTAAATAATCTGCTAAAGTTCATTGACCTTCGCACGCACGAAGGAGCACAATGGGAGATTGTAAAAGTCGCTGAAGCCTGTCTAGAAATCGCCACCGACCTGTTTCCAGAAACGGTAGGTGCTTATCGTAAGATTAAAGGCGAAGAATGAAAGTCAAATCTATTAAATCAATCTATCTTTCTGAAAAGGAACTAAAAGCCGCAATCTGCAATTGGCTTCATATTCGTGGACGCCATGATTTAGCGACACATTTGGGAGATAACTTGTGCGAGTTTGAATGGACTCTTCAAGATGATGGTAGTTACCTTGCTGTCGATATGGATGGCACATTTGAGGAGAACGAAGAATGAAAGTCGGTGATAAAGTAAAAATAAACTATCGAGGCGAACCTGCTTATCGCTATAGTAGAAGCGAGGATCATCCAACCAAAGGATTTTACTACGAGAATGGTGATGAGGCAGTTGTAATAAACCCAAACTATTACAAGCAAGAGATTAGAGAACACACAAACCTAGCAGGTTACACCTTCCCGATTTCAGTAACCCTTGAGGGTGTTTTGGTTCTTATTGATGGCGAACAAGTGGTCGTGAAAGAAAAGGACTTGGAGAAAGTAATCGTGGAGAACGAAGAATGAGTGCGCTCAAAAAGATTGAGAACCTTTCCAAGTATGCTTGGGAACAGGTTGATAGAAATCCAGAAGAAGCAAAAGAACTATTCAAGATGATTTATGAGTTGGCGAAAATGAGTAATAAAAAGAATGTAGATTATAATCCACTTTCTATTGACGAAGACTACTATATTACCCCAAGAGAAGTTGAGCCCCGCGAGTTTTCGCAAGAGCAAGAAGATAAAGATATTGCTTATCTTGTAAAAAATCTTTTTGAAGCAATTAAGATCCCGAAAGAATATTTTAAGGAGAACGAAGAATGAGTGAGCAATGCCCTTATTGTGAATGCGATCCCTGCGATTGTGATTGGGGGAACGAATGAGTGAAAAAGTAAATCACCCCTCACACTATCAAAGTGGCGAGGTTGAAGAAGATGGAACATCAAAATACGAAGCAATCAAAGTTATTGAGGCTTGGGATCTTAATTTTCATCTTGGTAATGTCGTCAAATACATTTCAAGAGCCGGAAAGAAGTCAGAGAACAGTATTGAGGATCTAAAGAAAGCAGAGTGGTATTTGAGTCGATATGTCCAGTTCATACAAAAAACAAATAACTGATTACATCAATAATGTTCTGAATGAAAAGAGAACAGAGTTCAGTGGTATGGCAGTGTGTCCTTTTGCTGCGCCAGAGTTGGCGAACAATAAGTTGATGATTGCTATGCTTGGGGAAGACGACAAAGGCATAAGAGATCTGTTAGAAGAGTTCGCTGCATCTGATTATGATAGTGCGATCATTGCTTTGCCGCATCATTTGGGCCCCGAGGACACAAAGCCTTTTCAAATCTTTATCAATAAGATTTTGAAGAGACTTGGTCTTGAAGATTACAAGAATATCTGTTTCAATCCCAATGATGAGGTGGATATAGATGGCTTCAATCCGAGAGCAAAAGCGCCTTACTTTTTGATAAATATTGCGCACAGAAAAGTCCTAAATGATGCGCACAAGTCCTTGCGAAAAACGAAATACTATGATAATCTAAATGAACAATACAGAGAGTTTTTGAGGATAAAGTAAAAGTGAAGAAAATCAGAAAACATATTCCGGGTAAAAGAAAACGAGAAAAGAAGGAAGCAAATGAAAGGCTTGAAAAGCAAGCTGCTGCTTTCCTTGATCATCCCAAAGAATGTTGCGTTTGTAAAACTGAGTTTGAAAGAACGCACGAGACAGTCAAAACTTGGCAAGTATCCGTAGTAGAAGATAGGGTGCGCTTGACTTGTCCCGATTGCTGGGGTAAAATAAACGAAGTATTGGAGAACATAGAATGAGAGAAGGTTTAGCTTATAACGATGTATTGCTTGTCCCGCAGTATTCGGATATTGAGTCAAGAAAAGAAGTTAGTCTAAACTCTAAACTTGGGTTTATTGATTGTGATCTGCCCATCATAGCGTCTCCAATGGACACGGTTTCAGAGGTGGCTATGGCGAAAGCAATGGACGCAAAAGGCGCCATTGCGATTATTCACAGATACAATGATGTTGAAGATCAAGCAAGAATGGTTGCCGAAGCTAGTGATGGAAACTCATTGGTTGGCGCAGCAGTCGGAACATCTGGCGACTTTCTTGAAAGAGCATATGCTTGTTACGAAGCCGGCGCAGATGTAATCTGTGTTGATGTAGCGCACGGTCATCATTCTCTAATGAAGCAGGCTCTAAAACTGCTAAGGCAGATGGTTAGCGATGATGTTCACATAATGGCTGGAAATGTCGCAACCTTTGAGGGCTATGAGGATTTGGCTTCTTGGGGTGCGGACAGTGTCCGCTGTAACATTGGAGGCGGTTCAATCTGCTCTACACGCATTCAAACAGGACACGGTGTCCCTGGACTACAAACAATATTCGATTGTAGTAGATCTCATTTCGCCGGAACTGTTCCTATCATTGCTGACGGAGGCATTCGCAACTCCGGTGATATTGTAAAGGCTCTTGCTGCCGGCGCTGACTTTGTAATGTTGGGTTCTTTGCTCGCGGGAACAACAGAAGCCCCGGGCGATGTTTTAGTTGGCCGCGACGGAAGCAAACAAAAGGCTTACAGAGGAATGGCTTCAAAGGACGCTCAAATGTCTTGGAGAGGCAAGACCGCATCTTTGGAAGGTATCGCTACAACTATTCCGTATAAGGGAACAGTAGTGGATATTCTAGATGATCTAGAAAGAGGTATTCGTTCTGGACTATCCTACTCAGGAGCGCGAACCATTACAGAACTACAATCAAAGGCTCGATTTATCCGCCAGACTGCGAGCGGACAAACCGAAAGTGGGACACACATCCTAAGATGAAAAGGACATACCCAAAGGGACACTCTATTCTATCGTTCTCATTGGACTCAAAACTTCACGAGAACCTAAAGATTAGATTGTTCTACGATGAGATCAAAACACAAAGCGAGTTCTTTCGGTATTGTGTTGAATCTTATCTATCACAAGACAAGCTTTTTATGGAGTTTCTTGACGATTACAAAATAAACAAGAAGGTTCAGTCTAAGAAGCGTGTTACGAAATCTCGCAAACTGCGTGAGGACGGCGAGAAAATGTTACAAGAACTTGCGCTAACAGAAGAAGATATCGAGAACATATTTGATATATTAGAAGAGGATTTACCAGAGTTATGAGAGAATGTTCTAAAAGATGTTACATGCATCAAATACCTTGCACTCAAAGTGAGTGCAGACTTCATTTAGATTATGAAGATGATTTGAACTGCACCGACATTGCAGTTTATAAGCACGGCGAAATGACCTTACAACAGATCGGAGAACGCCACGGTATAAGCATTGTGAGAGCAAAGCAGATAGTTGATGAGGCGCTGCTCAAATTAAAAAAGACATTAGCAGAAGAAAATACTATTTAAAACAGCATATTCGCGAATAATTGTTAGGAGTTTTGCAGAATGTCCAAGAAAACACTTTTAAACGAGTCACAGATTCGTTCTTTTATGAAGCTAGCTAAGCTAGAGCCTTTGACCCCAGGCTTTGTTGAGGGTCTCACAGAGAGCACCGATGATCTTGAAGAAGGTCGTGGTATGCGTATGCGCGCAGAGGACGAGATGGATGAGATGCGCATGCGTGATGAAGATGAGATGGACGAGGTTCGTGCCGACGACGCCGGCGGTGGTTTGCAGGACGCACGAAGAGGTCACGGCAGAGGTCGCGGACCAGCCGATCGCCTTGAGGAAGAGGAAGAGATGGAAGTAGATGCAGCTGAAATGGAAGATGCTGCCGGAGACGAGATGGAGATGGATGCCGAGGTAGAGGCACCAGTAGAAGCCCCAGCCGTAGACGCAGGCAAGATGGTTTCTGTTGATGATTTCCTTTCTGCCCTTGAGCGTGCCCTTGAGGACGCAATGGGTGAGGAAGTTGAGATTGATGCTGATGAGCCAGCAGATGCTATGGATGATATGGCTGACGAGCCAGAGGATGCTGATGAGATGGGTGATGACGACGCTCTAATGGAGTCCATCACAAAGCGAGTCGCAAAGAGAATTCTTATGGAGGCTCTAAGCGCAAAGAAGTAGGTTGACAAACTCTAACTCCTAACGTATATTAAAGACTGTGAGCAACCCTCACAGTCTTTTTTATTTGGATAAACAATGCTAGAATTAACAACGAACGATTTAACCGCCTTCTGCGTGATGGCTTTCTTTGCCGGGGTATTTGCAAGTATGTTCTTGTCTCGGTTTCTGGAGATTGTGCATACTTGGAGGATAGTACAAGAGTCAGTTATCTCAATCATTTGGATGCTGACAAAGATGGTAGAAGACATATCCTTCCTACAGGAGTTAAAGTTAAAGCAGATGCGTGAGTCGGGCTTTACAACAGAACAGATTCGTCAGTTTCAAAAAGTTGACGACCAGTTCTTGACAAACTGGAAGGACAATGCTATCATCTCCATAGTGAACAGATCCCCCCGACACTTCAAATCAATGTTACCGTTCCACGACTGGAACAGTGCTATGAGGTTCTTAAACAACACCCTAAAGGGAGAATAGGAAAAACAATGGTTATTTTCAACAACGACACTCAGACCGAG